GTTCGACCTCCTGCTTGAAAAAGTCGTACTTGCCCTGGTTGTCCAGCACGTCGAGCCTGATCGAGCGCGCCGAATCGGCGAACATTTGCGACGAGGCCGCCCGGATGTCGGCGATCTGCGCCTTGACGGCCTGGAACGCCGCCTCGGCCTGCTGCATGGCCGGCAGGAAGTTAGTCACCGACGTGGCCACGTCGGCGAACGACATGCGCGTCAGGTGCATGGCGTCGATGATGTCGTCCAGCGTGCCGGCGGCCATCAGCTCGACCATGGCCGCCGACTGCTCCTGCGTCAGCTTCTGCAACAGGTCTCCGGACGAGGTCAGTGAGGCATCGAGGAAATCGTTGATCGTCTTGCCAAGATCGACTTCACGCAATCCGGCCAGCAGCCCCGCGTGTGCGTCGAGGGCGAACTGCTGCATGCCCTCCGATGCGTTCTTGGCGTAGCGCCGCATGAAGTCGGTCAGCTCGTTGCCCGCCGCGTCGATGATGCTGAAGCGGCCCCGGCTCTGGTCGTCGCCGTCGGCTGAAAAACCGAGCCCCACCTGGTAGCCGCTGCCCGCGCCGGCGGCGGCCGTGATGCTGTTGAATAGCTTGCCCAGGTTGCCAGCCACCGGCGCCAGCGCGTCGGCCACGCCCTGCTGGTAGCGCCTGGTGAAGTCCTTTTCGTCGAACTGGTTGAAGTCCGCCGCATTGGCGTACATCGCCATCAGGTCCGCGCGCGTGGCCGGCGACGTCGTCGCCCCGCCCTCGCCGCCGAACACCACCGCGCCTTTATGCGGCGTGCCGCCACCCCAGTCGACCATGGACAGCACGGCGATGGCTGCGGCTACCCACGGCATCCATGACGCCGCGGCAGCGCCCGCGCCCATGGCGCCGCCAGCGCCCGCCGTGGTGGGCCCCGCCATTGACGACGCCAGGGTGGCGCCCTTCATGCCCGCGGCGAAACTGGTGAGCGTCGACGACCCCATCAGGCCACCGACATAGCCGATGCCGCTACCGACCGTCGAGGCCATGCCCCCGCTGTAGAGCCCGTAGAGCGTATTGGCGCCCGATGCCAGGTTGCCAAGCCCGCTCAAACTACCCAGCACCCCGCCCGATCCCGCCGAGGCCCCCAGCACCTGCTCGGCAACATTCTGGCCGGAGACGCTGGTAATAATGTTGAACATCCACTTCTTCGCCGTCATCTGGTAGAGCCAGTCGAAGAAGATGTTCTTGGCGGTGTCCTTGACGCGCTGCCAAAGGTTCTTGCTGCCGTCGGCGATGCTGTTCCAGGTCTGGTGCGCAACATCGGTGATCGACTTCCAGAAATCGACCTGCCCCTGTAGGGCGGTCCGCGTCGCCTCGCGCGAAGCCATGGCTTCCTCGATGCGCTGGCGCAGTTGGGCATACGCCGTGGCCGTCAGGCCGACCTTGTTTTTCTCGAGATCGTGCAGCACGATGGCCTTCTCGCGCTCGGCACTCGACAGGCCCATCACCGACGTCTCGAACTCGACCGCCTCGGCCTTCTCGCGCCACGCCTTGACGCTGCTTTCGGTGGCCAGGCGCTCTTTCTCCATGGCGTCGAAGGCCGCATCGAAAGCCTCGTTATTGGCCTTGGCGGCCTCCATCATTTCGTGCGTGGCCTTCTTGCCATATTCCGTGGCCCTGATCAATTCACCGACCAGCTTGACGTAACGCTCCGGGTCCTTCTTGGCAAACTCCTTGTTAAGCATCGCCAGCTCTTCCCAGAACTTGGCATTCACGCCATCACCATTACCCTCGAGGCGGTTCAGTAGCGCATCCAGCTTCTTGCGGTACTCCTCGACACCTTTCGTGTCCGGCGGCATGCCCATCTGCTTCTTCGCCTTCGCGTCGGCCTTCTCGACCTTGTCGAACGAGGCAATGGCCTGGTCGGCCATGTCGCTGAAGATGGCGGCATCCGCGGCAATGCGGCGGTCGCGCTCGGCGGCGATCTCGCCGATCTGCTTGCCCTTCTGGGACTGGCCAAGCGCCTGCAAAATCTTCCCGGCGTCGCCGAACCCGGGAATCCTGGAAAATGCCGTACCGAGCATTTCGATGAAGCTGCCCCAGATGGTCTTCATGTCCTCGACCACCACTTCGAAACCGAACTTGATGTACTCCCACACCTTCATCAAGCCCTGCACCAGGGCAATGCCGGCCAACTGCGCCTCGAGGAAGTTGTCGCGCAAATACTCGCCAATTTTCCAGCCCGCGAACGCGGCAAATAGCGTACCCGCGGCGACAGTCAAGGCCCCCATGACGCCGCTGGCCGCCTGCGCAGCCACGCTCACACCATAGAGCGACGTGGTCATGGCTTCCCACGTCGTTGTGGCAGCGGCAAAATAGAGCGTAGACGTCTGCACCAGTCCCACCAGCACGCCATAGGCCACGACGGCACCGGCGATCACCTTGGGGCCGACGACAAAGGCGCCAAACCACAATGCCGCCAATTCGGCGGCAGTCTTCATTAGCGGCAATAATTTTTCAAGCGCCGGCAGCAGGTCGATGACCATGCTCTTGGCCACCTTGTCGACGCCCTCGCCCAGCCGCCGCATGGCTTTTTCAAACTTCTCGGCCCGCTCGGCCTGTTCGGTGGTGCGATTGCCGACCAGTTCGGTCTGCTCGGCCAAATCGCCCATGAACTTGCCGAGGTTGGCGCCACCCCTGCCCATCAACGCCATCATGGCGTCGGTCTTGACGGCGCTGCGACCAAACTCGTTCGACCGCTGCGCGAGCAGCAGCAGCATGGCGGCCGGATCGTTGAGCTTGGCCCTGACCTCGGCAGCGGTGATGCCAAAAGTGGCAAAGCTCTGCACGGCCTCCTTGGAGCCGCCGGCCGCGGCCACCATCTGCCGTGAAAGTTTCTGCAAGCCGACAACGACAGAATCCATATCCTGGCCGGAACGCTTGGCGATCCTGGCCAGCGCCGACAGCTGCTCGACCGTGGCGTTGGTGTTCTCGGCCAGATCCTTCAGGTTCGCCGTGGCCTCGATGGTGTTCTTCACGAACGCGACGATGCCGCCAAGGCTCACCGCGCCGGCCAGCCCGCCCAGCGCCACTTTCGCCAGGTTGGCGGCGCCCTCGACGCGCTTCATGGCGTTTTCGGCCATGCTTGTCGCATTGTTCAGGCCCTGTTCGAACCGAACCGAGTTCAGCTCGAGCATTGCCACCAATGAGCCTATGGTCGCCACATCAATCCTCCGTCGTTACACCGAACACCGCCGCCATGATCAGCCGGCTATGCGACTCCGGATCTGGCAACAGCACGGCACCGCCGTCGCGGCCATCATCACCCGATTCCTCATCGTCATCACCAATATCGCGGGGCACGAAATCGGCCGGCGAGAACGGATCGACGCCGTCTTGACGATGCACATTGGCCAACGTGGCGCAAATCTGCCCAGACCGGAAATCGGCGCGCGACTCCGGCATTCCTTCCAGTGCGGCATACGCCATCCACTCGGCCAGCTCGCGACTGTCGGTTTCGGCCAGCAGCCGACGCACGGTCATCCCGAGCGCCAGCGCCAGCCGAAAGTAGAAACGCCGCTGCGGCCGGCCCCTTAGTTTCCCTCGAGGTCCTCGACATCCTTGCCGCTCAGGCCGTTCAATTCCTGGGCAGCGGAAAACAGGCGATCGAGTGGCGCCGAGGCCTTGGCGCCAAGCGCAGGAATGTCGTCGTCGGCAAAGATGCGCTTACCGTCGGCATCGACGGCGCACAACGCCACCAGACGGGCACGCAGATTGGCCAGATCAGGCGCACGCTGCTTGCCCTTGCCTTTCATCAGGCCGCCCTCGAAGGCGTCGCGTTCGGTGCCGCTCAGGGTCCGCAGATAGACCGTGACACCCCACTCGGGCACCTCGACCGAGATGCGTTTGCTGTCCTGCGCGGCGAGAATGGTTTCTCGTAAATTCATATCAGACGCTCCTTATGACCAGGTCACGGCACCGCTGATGCGGATGCTGACCGGCGTCTTGAGGACATCGTCGACTTTGCCCGATAGGCTGAACTGGGTGACGATGCCAGAGAACGAGGCCACCACGGCATTCGGCAGGGTCAGCTTGAAGGTCTTGACGGCGCCGGAGACCTGGGCCGCCAATAGCGCCTGTTGGCCGGCGTCGGAAGTATCGCGGTCGACGTTGATGTTCAGGCTGCCGTTGTCCATCAGCCCCGCGCGCACTTCCTTAGCGGCGCTTTCCAAATGGGTCACATCGATTTCCGAGGACTTGCCGTCGAAGCCGGTGTAGTCCTTGAAGTTGCTGACCTTCGTATAGGTGTTGGGCGTGGCGGTACCCGTTGCGGTCAGTGTCTTGCCCACCGAATTGAGCTGCACGGCATAGGTGTTGGTGGTGACGTTGGTCACCACCCAACTCTGCCCGTTCAGCAGCGCCGCATCGGCGCCGGTGACGCCGGTAATGGCAACGACATCGCCATTGCCGAAGCCGTGCGTCGCCGAGGTGATGATGGTCGGGAAACCGACCGCGATGCCGGTGATGGTCTTGGCGCCACCGGTCCCAGTGGAAATTTGCAGCGTGCTACCCTGTGCAGAAATTGCGGTGCTGTTGGCCATGGTAAGGTCCTTTCAGTGCCAGATTGAAAAATCGACCGTGGTGCGCTTGAGGCCCACCGCGTCTTCCGTGAAACGTTGCCGCGATAACTCCAGCGCCCTGACCGGCGGCACGGTCAGGGCATCGATGACCTGCACGAGCAGGGCATCACTTTCGATGCGGGTGGCGGCGAAGATGTCGACCTGGACGCGCGCGTTGCGGGCCACCGGCCCGTCGAGCGAGTTTTCCGGCGTATCGACAATTTCCATCCAGACGATGTACGGCGCGGCCACCTCGGGCGGCGGCGTCTCGCAGTACGAGCGCCCCCCTGCCAGCCCAGTGAGGGCGGCATTGATATCGGTATCGAGGCTCATGCGCCGACCTTGTCCAGTCGCTGCTTGAGGCGGTCCACCATGGCCTGCACGGCGGCCTCTTTCTTGGATTCGAATGCCGGACGCAGGAATGGCCGGCCCGGCACAAAGCGCGCCGAAGAAAGCGAGCGTAGCTTGCGGCGCTGGCGCAAGCTGCCGCCAATACCACTCTTGCCGCCAGGCGGCACGTAGTAGTGACCGAATTCAACCCAGCCGGCATAGAAGGCATCCAGCCCCCTCGCTTGTTCCTTTTTTCCATGACGCACGAATACCCGCCAGATTTCGCGGCCGGGTTGCGATTCGCGGCGCGACCGGCCGGCTGCGATGGCCCTTGCCAGCGTGCCCGGCGATACCTTTTTGCCCTTGGCACGCCAGTGCGCGGCTTCGGCGCGCGGCGCGCGAAGCCTTGCCTCTTTTGCGATTTCGCGCGCCGCGGCGCCGACAGCGGCACGCACGATATTGCGCTGGACATCCTCATTGAGCATGGCCAGGCGGGTCTTCAGCTCGGTCAGCCCTTCCCAGCGCATCGTTATGTCAGGCATCGCGCAAACCCTCGCTGCAATCGAGTTCGAGAAATTCCTTCCAGCCCACCATGCGCGGCGGCGCGGTGATGACCATGACGACACCATTGCGCACGACGCGCATGTCGGCGGTGATGTCGCCACGCCAACGGATGGTGACGCGACGCACGGACTCGGACTGTACGACACGTGCCGCGTTGATCTCGCGGCCGGACAAATCCTTGACGTCCGCCCATACCATGGCGACATCAGTCCAACTGGGCACCGGCTCGCCGATGCCGTTACGGACCACCGATGGCGCCTGAATGGTGACTCGCTCGCGGAGCTGGCCGGTCTCGATCATGCCCGCCACACCATATACGCATCCAGCAGACGATCGACAAACGGCAGCGGCGCCAGCGTGCCGGAAGTGATGCCCTCCGGCAGCCGAAGCACTTGGCAGGCATGGGCAATCATCCAGAGCCGGATATCGTCCGGCACACTGGCTGCGGTGGCCCCGTACCCGGCCACGAAGCGCAC